ACTTTGTAGTGCGTGCGCGTTTCAAGCAGCTCTAAACGCGAAGAGCTGTAGTTGCTTTGCGAAAAGTCCGAGCTGACTTGCGTGTAACTACAACCAACCCCAGCAGCCACAGCTCGCAGCATTTGCTGCACAAATGGAGTGAACCCATCATCAGGGCGATTGGGATTGAAGAATTGCATCTCCTCTCCCGGTGCCAAGCGGCGGATGCTGCCCGGCGAGAAGTCAAGGACTGACTCTTCGTTGTAAGTGCCATCCTCGAAAAGCTCCTGATCAGGAGTTTTGACGAATGCCATCATGCTGCTGCTGGCACGAGCAGCGACAATCTCTGCTTCTTCGTATCCAGACAAATTGCGAAGCCGCATGATTGCGGTGGCAAATGCGCTGACCCCACGGGTCTGGCCAGGGCGCTCAATCAGATACAGATGAATGATGTCGTCGGCAGGTATGCGCACACGACGCTTGACTGCTTTCTGGGCGTAACTGAACTGGTAATCACCGGGGTGATAATCAAAAAAGTGATAAGCAACAGCCCGGCCCCATTTATCAATCTCAACGCCCATTCGGATCTCGTTTCCGTTCTTTTCAATGGCGTTGTAGTCATCGTCAAGAAGATCGGATTCAATGATTTCCAGGCCCATGGGGACCTGACTGCCGCCGAAGGATTGACGAACAACACGAATAAACACCTCGCCCGATTCGAGCATTGAGGTGACACAAAGACGCTGGATGTCGTACCAGCTGAGTTTGCCACCTGCATGACAACGCTTGGCCGAACCCCAGCGATCCCACTGCTCTTCAATGCGGCTGTTAACTTCCTCAGCCAGACGCCCGCCACGCTGCATCCGCACTTGAGCTTGCAGCTTGATGCCAGTGCCTACGACGTTGTTGCGAACAGCGCGGAGCGCCGCCTTTGCAAAATCTGAATCCCGGACGAGCTGACGAGCACGGTTACGCAGCAGGCGAATGCTGCCTCGAATCTCACTGTCAGCGGAAGTGGCCTGATTGATCCAATCAGAAGTCAGACGATTGTTTTGCGCTGCGGCGTAAGCACGCTGCAGATTTTGGTTCCGCGTTTGTGCTTCTTGGAGTTGCTGACGAAGGCCGTCGACACGACCGAAACCCAGGAAAGCCATTAACGGAACCTCACTTTGGCCAGACCGGGATTGCCAAGACCCTGACGGATCTTCTCGCGTCGCCGCTCCATTGCAACTTCATTTTGCAGGGTGCTGCGCAATTCCAACAGCTCGGTCATCTTGTACCGGCGCAGGCTGCGGCCACCAATGCTGTACTCCTGCACCATCCCGCCTGAAGCAAGGGTGCGAATAGCAGCATCAACCTTTTCAAGATCAATCTCGGCGCGGCTGCGATCGTCAAATGCGCCGGGGGTGCCGCTGTAAACAGCAGAAGCCTTGACGGTGAATTGACCCCGACCAGCGGTGTACTGAGTGTTGTTTGTGTCCTCGGTGGCTACTGCTTGCCAAGTCCACAGTCCTGCATCAAAGTCTGTGGTGGTGCTAGCCGGGATCGTAATGCGCCAACCATCACCCTCGGCTGTACCTGTAATTGTGGTCCCCTCGGATGCAGTGTTTGTCCGGGCGTACCACTTCAGTGTGTAAGTGCCGTTGTCGATGACAGTGCCAATCGAGTTCGTAAATGACGGCACGTCAAAGATGACGGTGTCGCCTGCGTAAATCAGATCTGGGACAAGGATGGTCACCAGTTAGTCACGAATGAAGAACTTTCACGCCGACGCCGCCTCTGCGGTGGCCGATATGGAGAGTCTATCGGTTTATCAGGCGTTGCATCAGTAGCTTGTTTTTGATTTTGAGGTTGAGCACGCGCACGCTCAAACTGCTCAAAGATCGTGTTGCGATTAAATCTCATGTACAAGTAGTGCAGGGCGGCGTAGCTGTAACAGAAGCAGTCCAACGCTTCGTTGCGATCACCAGCCTTCTTCTTCCACTCGCGAATAGCAAAACCTTTGACGTAACGGATGACTTGTCGCTCACTCGTCAGTTGCTTGAAGTAGTCCTGCCCTGCCTCTGCGTGAAAGTGGATGTAACCAGCGCCAGGCTCGTTGTGCTTTAGGCGGCCGAACAAAGTCGATTTGATTGTGTCACTGCCCACTGGGAATACTTCAGCCGAGTTTTTGAGCACCTGCCCCTTGTAGTTGATATCAACTTTTGAGGGTTTACCAATCGGCGGTTTATTCCGTACCGACTGACCTTTCAAGGCAAATACACCTTTTCCTTTACGAGTTCTGGCATACGCATAGACTTCACTTGTGTAGTGGCCGCCAGAGTCCACTCCAATCGCAGCTACCTTCAGCCGTCCGCCATCGGCATGCGGGTAGTCACGCAAAACGACATCGTCCACCTGATCCCACAGCTTCTGACCGGCAGGATCGCCGTAGATCGCTGTATGGCTAATCAGCCAACACTCTTCGTCCTTGCCGTAGGCGTACAACCCGACTTCAACGCGGTTGTCCTGCACGTCAACACCAGCGCACAGGATGCTGGCTCCAGTCGGCACTTCACCTGCGGGATAAAACTCAGCACGCTCCGCGAGGCTGTCGGCGCCCAATCTTGCTCCGGTTTCTTCCTCCCAACATTCTCCCAAAATCGTGTTTACGAACGTCTTTAACAACGGAGCGTCGTTTTTCGCACGTAAAAACTCGGTGACGATCTCTTCCCAACTTTTCCAACCCAATGGCGAATACAAGGAAGACAAATGGAATCCAACCGTCCGCGAATCTTGGCTGGTGGCCGTAGCACGCCATTCGCCTTTGCGAAGCATCTCGCTCTTGTAGTGCTCTGGTATGTGGCACCCGCACGACTCACAGACGTACGCAGCAGTCTTTGGATCGCCGTCGAGCCATCGGATGTTTTTCCACTGCAGCCACTGCATGTGATCACAGTGTGGGCAAGGGACAAAATATCGGCGCTGATCCGAAGCTAGATATTCGGTCTCAATGCGACTGGTGTCTTTGACAGTGGGCGTTGAGGTCAAGATGATCTTGCGCCTGCTAAACGTTGACGCACGACGTTCCGCCAGCGCACAAGGATCTCCTTCACCGTCCACATCCGCTGGGAAAGCATCAACCTCATCAAGAAGCACCCAGCGACAAGGAGCAGAACGTAGCCCCGTAGCGGAGTTGGCACCCGTAAGTAGAAGGATGCCTCCGGGGAATTCTTTCGAGAACATCGTGTTGCCACTGTCTCGGCTTCTTGCGGGGCCGATCTTTTCCGCCAGACAGGGAGTCTCATGAATAAGGGCATCCAGACGCTGTTTTGACAGTCTCTTAGCCATCTCGATTGTTGGCTGCACAAATAAAGCTGGGCCAGGGGCGTGCGCGATCATGTAGCCCACGACGTTGTTGATGCCCTCAGTCTTGCCGAGCTGTGCACCCGCCATAAACACGACCTTTTGGACAGGTGAGTTGGCGGACATGCAGTCCATGATTTCCCGGAGGTAAGGAGTCCTTTCGGTTCTCCACGGGCCGGGTTCGGCTGATGCCTTGTTGGACAACATGCGGTATCGATCGGCCCATTGACTTACGGTCAAGTCAGGATCGGGCTTCAAACCTTCAATGAAGGCCCGGCGGTACAACAGTGCGCCGTCACGCATCGGTCAAACTCTCCAGCGCCTTGCGAATCTCCTCGGTCAAAGTTTGGTGGATGACAACAGGGTCTGTCTCTGCGGCCATTTGATTGCTGACACGGTCGGGAATATTGCTGAGCGCATCCCTCACAGCACGCGCAGCCGAGAACGCTTCACGCTGCACACGAGATACTTCCACCAACTGATCTTCTTTGACTTCAAGATCCAGGCGTGCCAGCTCTGCGCGGAAATGCTCTGACTTTGCGCGACTTTCATTGAAGCTCGGGATTTCAAGTTCAGCGGAATCCTTGCGCGTGGGACTCACTGAGACCATCGGATTGCCTTCTTTGAAGGTCCGAATCGCTTCTTCTTTGTTCCATTGAATTTTGTTCCCAACGACCGTGAAGCACCCGTCAAAGCGGCCTTGGGTTTTCAGTTGGCTGATCCGCCCTGTTGTCAGTCCAAGGGCCTCAGCGAGTTCTTTGGTGGTACAAGACTCCATTACTCCAATTTAGCCCTGCTAAGCGGGAATTAAGCGAAATAAGCCCCCATAGCGTTTTTGAGGCATATAATGGTCAACTTTTCGATTTTGGGTCTTATTTGGGGTCTGCCCTGAGACTGCCGATACCCACTGGCGCCTGACGCTAGCGAAATAGTGTGGTTCGAAATTACC